TCACCCTTCAAATCTTTACCATTAACCTCATCCCATTCATAACCACGCGCACCAAGAACCCTGACCCGATGTTTCTCAGTCATGTTCTCTTGCACACCATAATAATATAGAAGAGCCAGTCGAGATAAACAGGAAGAGTAAAGCTCGTTACTCGTAAAGAACCGATCAGCTACCTCATCCAATAACCCTGAAAACTCAGTCGCACTCATACGCTTGGTATTAGGCATACCTTTACTCGCACCAGAAATACCTGTTTCACGTGCAAATACATTCTCTACTAAGTTATACGCCTGAATAGCCTCGTTCAAAACAGGGAAGTCACGGCTATTGATAATCTCCTTCGGATTACCCTGCACACCAATAAGCCCCATAGGAGACGGTTTGAGCTGACTTGGTTTTGGAACACGGTTTATATCATAAATAATCTGCCCATAATTCCGATAAGCGTTGTTATCTAAAATCTGACTAAGGATAATGTTCTGAACAATGTTAGGCTCCTTAATAAGTTCCCCAATACCAGGTGTCCAAAACTCAAATGGCAAAGGAAACGGAGCCCAAGTAGCAAACGGAAACTCATCAGACTCAAACACTTCTTTCAAAGGACACGCTCGAACTGCCTTCTTATACTCAGGACTAAACAAAACATACACCCGCTCACCTTTCCAATACGTGTACCACTCAACCAACTTCACACTATCTTGTGACAATAACACCGCACCAGATAAACCAAGAGATGATCGTCTATTCTGCTTAGAAGCATAATTATTATCAGCGTCTGAATCAGCCTCCATTTTAGTAGCAAGTTCCTTCACCGCCTTTTGGTCATAAACATCTTTATCATCAAGCTGGTAGATAGACTTAATAATATTGTCTTGACCCATATACGTTGCGTACTCCATCGGAAGCAAACCACCAGCTAAAGGATCAATAACAAAATCAAGCGGATCAACGACTTCTAAATAATCAGTAAAGCCGTTCTCGCTTGTAGAATACTTCTTAAAAATTGTCCGACCATACATTGCTCCGAGCTTTTTCCCCAGCACGTCCTTCAGCTTCCAGTATCCTCGTCTCATGTCACCTGTGAGCAAAGCATTTAACCGAACAGCTTTTGGCCGATCAGCTTCATTAGCTCCCTCATACTTAATATAAGGAGGATCATCAATCTTACTTAGAAATGTTTCAATCGTTCCCTGCATCTTCGGAACGTGAATATTGGCCCTTGTTACCAATGACTTTTTCTTCTTACCAAAGTACAAATTATCAATTGCCGACCAATCTCCTTCGCGCTGCTGACGGTATTTCAAACCGTGCTTATATTCGCGATAACATTGATCTACCAATTTATCAAGTGTAGCTCCAGTCAACTTTTTGGTAGCCATAGGTTTTTAACAACTTTGTTAAACTTTTTATAAACCAAGTTCCTCATAAAGAGGTTCATACATCACCCCATCCTCCATACCATCAAAGGCCGACTCATCAATCCTGCGCTGAGCAAACATATACCCATAAGCCAGTGCATCAATCAAGTCATCATGTTGGCCACGAGGAAACACTAGCAGTTGTTCCTGCAACCTATCCATCCACTTCCTGATCTTAATAGCTCCGAGCTTGAAAGCCGCTTCCATCGCAGCAATACGCTGATACTTTGCATCACTCATATTTCCACGCCTGTCCCCACTACCTCGTGGCGGACTAACATACTCAATATTCAGATGAACACCACGGTTTAACATCTCTGCTTCAAGTCCAGCCATAAGCATATTTGCAGCCACGGTTTTCTCAATCACAAATCGACTTGGCTGATATTTGCTATACAAAGAGAAAAGTGCGTCAACGATCTTCTTAGTATCTGTTCCCATTTTATCACAAATATAGTCATTCACGAAAATTGTGTTGTGCTTATCCATATAAGTCACCACCATCGCCGTGTCATCAGCCTCCTTCCTAATACTACCGCCGCCAAGATCTACAAACACCTCAACTATACATTCTCTCCTAGGTGGAGCCTCATCGAAAAATTGAAAATACTCCTGCTTAAAAGTCGCCGCTTCAGCCGGTACAGGGTTATTCAAATACTCCATGTAGAACTTAGAAAGCTGGCCACGAGCAATATAGCTCTCCTTCTTCTTCTTGAGCATCTCCGCATCAAATCTTTCCGGCCACAAGATCTCACTATAATCCTCATTACACGCTGAATACCTTTTACTAACAAAATCAGGATAGATCTTCGGGTTCAACACCCTATTAAGTAGACTATCCTGATGCAAAATTGTACCAATAAAAATAATCTGACCGGTCTTCGGTTCAAGTGTTGGCAGCACTGCACCATTAAACCAATCTTCAAGATCCTGCCTCCTGAGTTCAGATCGCACCAACTCATCATCCTCAATATCATCTAGGATAATTAAGTCTGGCCGAATAGCTCCCTCGATCAAACCACGAAGCTGAGCACCCTGACCCTTGGCACTAATTACCGTACCGTTCTGAAGCCGAATCTGTTGCTCACTCCATTTATCAGATCGCTGGTCTCCGAAGAAGGTGTGGATAAGCGGGTTAAACTGAATCTCGTCACGAATTCTTCGCAGGAACTTCTGAGCCATTTCGGCTGTTGCAGACACAATAACTATATTCTTCTTTCGCTCATAAAGAGCCTCGTGCAACACATAAAAGAAACTCGTTAGTGTGGACTTGGCGTGACCACGGGGAGCGGCAATAGCTACATTCTGCTGAGTAGTGTAAAGCTTATGAATCTCTCTATGGAACTTGGGACTGGGAATCAACTCCTTAGTCACCTGGTCAGAGCAATGGCCTGGTAAGAACTTCTCGGCGAACTTAAAAAGATCCTCGTCGAACCTGGTGCGGATAAACGCCTTCGATTCGTCAGTATTAGGATCTATTTCACCTGACTTAACTTTCTCATTAAACTGGTCTATTTGTTCCTGGGTAAGAGGCATACCTTATTCTGGTTACTGGTGGAAAAGTTTTGGCGCCAAAATTCGTGCGATTTGGTGGGGGGTAAAACGTACGTGTCGACACCCCCCGTGGGGGGTCATGGGGCCTTGCTCTGGCCTCGCGTGCGTGTGTGCGCGCACGCGCGCGCGCGCTTTTTCCTCTTGACTTTTTTTTCTCTCTCTTTTTTTTTGGTGCTTGTCCTTTGCTCTTGCCTTGAGAGAATCCTCTGTTTTTATGGGTCGTACAATAAACATTAGACGACCCATAACTCAATTCTTAGCTAAAGTTAGCCAAGAATTTCATTTACTTGATCCGAGTCAAGCGTAACATTTACGCTTTTTTGTTCAATTACTTGTTTCTTCATGCCCAAGAAGTCGCCAAGTAGTGAAAGCCACTGGCGACGCTCGGCAAGGTCTGGTGCCTTGTCCTGGTAGTATTCACCTTGAAACCAACTTCCTTGCTTCGCTTCCATGCCCTCGTTAAAAGCGTCGCTGATTTTGTCGCTTGTTATGCCTCGCTCTGCTAACGCTACCTGCAAACCCTGCGCACTGAATAGCTTAGCTGGGTTATTTTCTATGCTCGCCGAGGAATAACCACATTGGCGGGCAATTTGCGCCCGTGTTTGAGGTTTTGAGCTTTTAGCATTTGCAATTAAACCGTCTGCCAACTTTTCTTGTAGTATTGTCGGCCGAACCGCCCCGCCTTTTACCTTCTTTTTTTTGCTAATTGCAGCCATATTTTTATTTATCCACATTCAACCCTTGACAAGTTTGACAAGGTGTGTTATATTGTTATTGACGAGCTTGAAAAGGCTCTTTAATCAGCTTGAGCAAAACGACTTAAGCACCAGAGATAGGGCGGGGCTTAACGGTTCCTGACTGATAAGCCCCCGCCTTTCCTCTAAGTATAGCACAAATTAGGCCTATTAAACAAAATTAGCGCATATTCTTACCAGAAAGGATCTAGCGTTTATTTAGAAGAAGATTGTGACGCTCATATCTTTCTTGACGCTTTAAAAGGTGAAAAGCCAAAATTGATTGTTAAATACCTGGAAAATTCTCCAATACGTTCTTACATGCACTTTACAGCTTAAACCTTCAGCCTTTGCGCCTAGCACCAAGCGGGCGCAACCCTGAACGCTTAACCACCAACCAAAGGACTATAAAATGACCTACAAGCCCCAAGCGTCTATATCTCAGCTCTTTCAAACTCTCGCCGAGCTTCGCAAGGCCGAGGCCAAACGCCGAGCGCGAGCGGAACAGCACCGCAAGCACATGGCGCGAGACCTTCAACGGCTCGAGACTTAAGCACTAGGGGCTAGATCTTAGCTAGCCCTTATAACCTAAGTTTTAAGCCATAATAATAAATATATGTCTAACGACAACCACGGCAAAGACCAAGCCCAAGCCCAGTTATCAAGCATGATAGACATGCTTAATCATCTGCACAATGCAGAATCAGACAAAGAACACGATGACGCGCTGCAAAACATTTTTGAAGACCCGTTGTCAGTCGAGGCAAAAAAGACAATAGAGGTTCTACTCTGTTGTGGCGGCCCTGCCGTCCGAATCCTTGCAACCTGTGGCGAATCATTTTTTGAGGATATCCGCATACAATACCAGGACTGGGGAACTTCATGGACTGATTATGAAACCACCGCCGAGGAACAAACAGCCCTTGAGGATTACCTCTACAACCTCGTGCCAGATCCCAAAATGTTTTAACCCCTGACACTAGACGCCGGCAACATCAACCCCCCCCCTGGCGTCCTGTGCTAGAGGCTAAAAAACACCTCAACGCCCCTTAAAACTTAATAACCTAAACCACAAACCCTATGCCGAACAAATACGCTAAGGGCTACAAGGCCTTAAACAGCCCTCTAAGCCCTTCTAAGCCTTCAGACGCTCCAAACCCTGTGTTGCGCCTCCTCGCCCTTACAACAGCTATTTTACTAGCTCTCGTGGCCATTCTGTCCCTATTTAGTGGCACTAGAGACGCACAAGCCTGCTATTCGTACGCCGACGCTATCAAACAACGCCTTGAGCTTGTCGGCTTAACCCTCGTCACTCATTACGACCGTAAAGCTAAAACCTGCATTATCTCAAACCCTGATACAGGCTATATGATCCCCCTAAGCTACCGAGAGGGACGATAAACCAAAACACGGCCGCCCATAAGCGGCTGTGTTTTTATTTCTCCCCCTTTGCAACTTGCTCCCCACACTTTGCGCACCAAGCCGCGTCAACACTCCCCCGCTTCCTGCCCCTCGTTTCTTTCCACCACTCCAAAATTGGCACACTAAAAACCCCTTCACCCTCGAAACAAACCACCAGCTCCCCTGCCGCCTCGCACATTGCCACCGCGTCGAATGGCTTAAACCCTATCGCCGAATCTGAAATCTTATGCCGCATCACTTCTCTCCCCCTCCAACCAGCAGCCCGCAGCAAATTTAACACCTGATGTTCCTTCACTGCGGAATCCGGCAAAGTCGCCGCCTTTTTCAAATCCTTCCTTTTTGCAAGCTTCATCTCATACGCTACCGCACCACCTCTATTCTTCACATACCAAAACCCTTCCTCCGTTCCGAGCCACCTCGTAAACCAACTTTGTAAATCCG